TGTAGGAAGTTTAAATATTAATTAACCAAAAGTTCTCATTAATATATAGTCTCCACCCCCATCAGATTCAGTAGTATTCCCTAGTCTACCAACTACTTTACAATAGATAATTCCTTGCCCAGCATAATAACCAGTAGCATTAGCTAAATTAAGTCTTACTGTATCTCCAATGTTGGGGGCTACTTCACTACCATCTACCTTCCATTTGAATACATTAGGTATAAATCCATAAGGGTTATTGGTAGTAGCATCTCTTACATAAAGTTCTACTTCAGAGGTAGTAGGCGTTCCATCACTTAACCTATTATGGGCATAGTTAGCATTAGCTCCAAAAGAGTGTGCTATATTTACAACTGAAGTATAAGCATCTCCTCTTGCTCTCCAAGTTGTAGTGTAATTATAAAGAAATAAAGAATACAGATTCTCTGGATAAGGTAAACTTGAGTTTTCTAACACTCCTTGAGATAAAAACACATGACGGGCAGGATCTGTATTTTGCATATAAATACTTATAGATGCAGCATTAACTGTAGCCCAAATTTTATCAGTAGCAAAAAGATTAGACATATTAAAGTTTGATGCTGCAGCTTGACTATTGCCTACAGTAGTTTTAGCGTATATAGAGCTACTGCTAGTAGTATAAGATAAAAGCATTCTAGAATTGGCTGGAAGCGTAGGGTTAGACCCAACACCAGGACTGCTAGTAATAGCCCCAGTTAATGTTTCTGATGGTAAATTAGGTCTCCAGGATATAACAAAGTTAATTCCACTACTATTGTAAAAAGCTCTATCGTTAGACCCCAAAGCTGTTCTAATTAATGAAATTAAATTAGTTCCACTTAAAACTCCACCAAATTGGTCAGGAGAAATATAATTACCAATATAGTAATTACCAAACGCATCATTGTTTATAGTCATAGTATTGTATTATCTTGATTTTCAAAAGTTAATTGCGTAAAGTTATTAGGTATTGAATTAACATCCTGATTTTCAAACTGTAAAGTGATGTATTGAAGAGGTATAGGGTCTTGATTTTCAAATGTTAATAAAATAAATTCAGGTTGACCTATGTATATAAATTTAGGCACTAATCAATACCTCCTCTGATTAGTAGTAAGGAGGGAAATACTAAAATACATAATTATTCTCTATATTTTGATTATGTAATTACAGACAATGAAAGGAGGCATATTCTCATGAGATCCTCCTCCACCTTGAGGGTTTATAGAGATGCCTGAATTAGAGCTATTTATATTAATATTAGAATTACTATTAAATATGCTAATTCCTACAAAGGAGTTTTGTATTAATTGAACATTACTACCATTAAAATTATTATAAGCGTTAGGACCTCTATTCTCCCCTGCAAAAGCTGTGTTTGCTCTTGCAAATCCATCAGTCAACCCATCATCACCCCCTGATCTCCAGGTGAATGGATTGTGAGTATGTCCTGGATCATTAACCCCATGATTATGCCCTAAATCATTAATACTATGATTGTGACCAGAATCATTGACCCCATGAGTATGGGAAGGTATTTGAGCAGTGTTCAAAGTAACTGCTTCCAAGCCTCCTAATTGTCCAAGGCTTCTATTAGTTAAACCTGAACCTTGTCCTGCTCCTAAGCCAAATCTTCCTCTTCTGTCAGGTACTTTGAATCTAGTACCAGATTGCCCATAAGTATATCCAATAGCAGCAAACAAACTAGGATAAGTTGAGGGTTCATAAAATGCCCCATCTTGCCATAACCAGCCAGTAGGTAGAGTAGACCCCCAATACTCCATACCAACACCTGAAGGTATTAAGTCTTGAGAAGGTATAGTAGAGGGAGTTATCCTATCAATTATCTTGTCTCTTAAATCAATTACACTACCATTGATTGTGCCACTAGCTGTAGTAGCTAAAGCTAGAGGGAAACTTTCATTAGGTAGATTAGAAGAGGATTGAACAGTACCATTACTGCCTATAAAAATAAAACTTGAAGCATTGTTAGGAACGCTAATAGTTCCAGCAGAAATGGAGACTATACTACCATTACTTAAAAGAACTACCCCACCTAAATAAGAGAAATTTAAACCTGATTGATGACTAACCTTAAAGCGGTCATAGAAATTATAAAACCTAGCTTTTATCTGGTCGCTACCATCTGCTAGGTAATCATCTATCACCTTTGGACCATGCCCAATAAAGTCATCACCATCTACTATAGGGTAAGCAATAGCATTGACATCCTCAGCATAAAGGATATCTCCATTATTGAAAATTTTACGAACCATATTTAAATTAGATTATTTAATAATTACTGATATTTAAGGAGAGATAGGTAATAACATCCAAAAAGGAGAATCTGCATTAGGAACAACCCCCACTATGGGGTTTACTGCTCTACAAATGTAGACTTTAGAGGCATAACTTACCAAATCTCTGTTCTTGTAATACACATTACTCAACCAACCACCTCTAGGAGTTAATCCCCCTACATTTGCAGATAATTCAGGGTCATTAGCAATAATTCTTGCTATTCTTAAAGCCCCTGTAGCTAAGGAATCATTGACCATACCTGTAGGGGTTAAGTCTGTTATAGACACAGGAGACAGGTTGGGTACAATAGCATAAAAAGGAAAAGGTGATGGCTGAGTAGAAGCAAACTCACCAGGGGAAGTCTCTACAAAGAACTCAAATTTATAACTTACTTTGCTGTTTTCAGACTCCTCCAATTCAATGTTTACTACCCCATTAATAATATTAAAAGTAGTAGGTTCATTGACAAATAAAATAGCAGGGGTGACAGATTCTTCAACCATAGAACCTGATAGAGTCACTACTAAGTTACCATTCAGAGGGTTTCCTGCTGAATCAACTATAGTACCTGTAATTAAACTCATATATTTATAATCAATTATTGTTAATTAAAATCTTTCAATTACTAAATCAATTGCTAGGTCTTCTATGCCACTAGTTGAACTAACAGTTATTAATAGACTATCCAGTGCCTCTATACTTAGAGAATTAGTAAAATTGATAGTATTTAAGGTAGTAGTTACTGGTAAATCAGTGGCTTCTGTGTAAGCAGTAGAGTTTTTAACTAAAGTAACATTACAACTTCCAGAACCACAGCTTAACTTTATGGATATGACTTGATAACTAAAAGATGCAGCCTGATCAATTAGATAATCTTTATCAGACGGTTTTTCAATTCTAATAGACCAAGTATCTATTAACTGTCTTAAAGCTACAGCGTTCATTTGATAATTAGCCCCATTCCTAACTAAAGGAAATATATCTGTGGATTCTAAGGTAGTAGCAATTGGTAGTTGGGAGATTTTTCTATCTTCTGATGTTGGCATATACTTAAAACTATAATTAGGTTAATTAAAATTAATACTTATTCCATAACAATTGTTGTACCATCTTCATATAGTAGATAAGTATTATCTTCTTGGGATATTTCAGGGATTAACTCTGAGGGGTCAACATAAATAGGTACAAACCCTTCTCTATATCTCACTTCAGACCCACACCAAAGGGGTCCATATAATCTATTAATCTTTTCTGCTAACTTCCATTCATAACCCTTATATTGATAATAATTAGGAAGTAGAATTTTATATTCCCAAGCAGATGTCCCTAAAATGTCTATACTTACCTGAGAAACCCCTAATACCCACTTAGAACCTTCCCATATAATATGGTCAATCTCTAGAGCATTTAAAACAAAGCTGAGAACATTTCTAGTTCCTTTATTTCTCCATATAAAAGAGTAGGAATTATTAAGTAGTAATCTTTTAGAAGAAGCCTTCCAATTTCTATCCCAATACTCTCCTGTAAAACCACAAAGAGGGGCTAGATAGTCTAGCCAATTCTCATCACAAGTTAATGGAGATAGTTGTCTAGGTAAGTCATCAATTTTAGATTTAAGGCTGGCTAACATCTCATCCCAATACACTGTTAACCAATCAGATAATTGATTATCCTGGTAAACTTCAGGCAACCTAGAGAAAATTGGTCTACCTGAAGACCATGCTTCATAAGTGCTAGACATAATTACACTCCCCCAAAGAATTCAGGTTCACCTGCTCCTCTCAAACCTTCATAGGTAAGTCCATCATCAGAGGCTAACCTAATGTAAAAAGAATAAGCAGCAGGAAGGGTATAATCATTAGGTAGGGGAATATTAAGAGGTTCACCATTCAATATTAAACTTTCTATATCTTTAATTCCTCCAGTAACCCTAAGACGATACTCTAATTCATTGAGAATAATATCTTGCCCTGCTGGATATGTGCTAGGGTCTAGATAATCTGAGAAAACTTGCCATAACTCATCTATAACTTCTTCAGGATTCTTACCAGGTACTAATCTAGCTACTAATTCCCCACTAACATTTAATAGTTCCATAGGGGAGACATATAGGCTAGTACCTAACTGAATCCTAGTTTCTAAATCTGATTTCACCTGAGATAATTGAGCCTCATTTGCAGGTTGTTTATCAGCATTCAAGAGGAAAAGGTGTACCGCACCTAACTGAGTAGTAGCTCTATTTTCTGCCAATAATCCAATAGCTTTACAAACAGACCCTTCACCTAAAATATTCTCAGCAGCATTTTCATAATCATCAGCACTAACTAGATTATCTTGCCTTAACGCTTTTAAAGCTCTCTCAATAGTAGACTCTATAGATTCTTCATCTGTACCACCTAGAGAGGGTTCTACATTGGTAACTCCAGATAAAAATGTTAAAGGTTGGGATATTCCTGTTAAGCTGTAAGCGGGTAAGTTATACTGGCTACCCACATCTTCAGCAGTTGCAGTTACACTTCCTGAAACTAAACCTGCTGGTATTTGTAAAGTAGCATCTGTAAAAAAGCTAAAATTACCAGATTCATCTAATACTTCAAAACCTTCTAATATGGTGAATGGTACAGATTGGGGGGATGATAGATTAAAGGTTAATGTGACTTTAGCTTTAGTACCTAACCTTCTATAAGTTCCTGTGACTTTTAGGAAGTCTATAACAAGAGCTAAAGGTAATTGATTAGCATAGTAAAGGATTTCTGAACCTGCAAAAGCTTGACCTTGGAGGAGGGCGGATACAGGAGAGTTTTCAGAGAAGTCATTTAATTGACCCCCTGATGAATTAAAAACCCTTAGTTGAGCTTGTTCTAATAGCTCCTCTTCATTTCTAGGATCTATCAGTACAGAGTCCAAGGGTACTAAGTTATTTATTTCAGCCATATTACAAAATTACATTTAGAGTAGATTGTTCTACATCTTCATAAGTCCAATAAATATTTATTTCTATTTGCCCTTGGTCATTTATAAAACCTTGAACATCTAAATCAATCTCAGGAACATATCTATTTAAACCTGACTTTATATTGGTAATTATTAAAGATAAATCATTGATGGTCTCAAATAGGTAATCTTGCATTCCATAAGAAGGTCGCATAACTCTTTCCCTTGGAAATGTCTGTAACCAAGATAAAATATGACCTTTATAAAGTTCTGCATCTTCTACAACTGTAAGCCTACCATTAGAGATAGTAAGAGGAAATTTAATACCTTTCATATATAAATTAAGTAATGTCCAATAATCTAACTACCAACCTTTATTTACTATGGTGTCCCCATCTGTGTCAGTTGCCCCCACCGTTGCAATAGGGCTACCATTAATAGATAATGTCCCTACATTTTCAAAGGATATTCCATAACCACCGCAGTCTATAGTTAACACCCCTCCACCCATCTGAGTCACACCATTACTGAATATTTTAATAAACCAAACCCCAGCTTTTAACATTACATATTGGGCAGCCTGAAGGGTGATTGCTTGAAGAGCATCCATAAAGATATTACGCTTAACCTCAACTTGAAAATCCTCTTCAGCCTGATATTTAATATTTTGGTTAGAAGAGGTTTCTATATCTCCTGCATTTGTGGTTATTTTGCCTTCTACAGTTAGGGAATTATCTTGTTTAACTATTGAGTCCTTATGACCAGGAATCTCTTCTGAGAGGTCTTTAATAGGGTCTATTTTATCTCTAGCAGGGTTAGTATTATTTACTAATTGTAGATAAACCCCTTGAGTTTCCAACCCATCTACATAAAAGATTAAAACAGTTTGTCCTATATCTGGTAAAGGAGGGTCAATAAATGGGTGAGTTTGTAGTCTCATCATCCAATCACTTTCTAAAGCAGGATTGGAGGGTAGGGCTACCTTAATTCTCCTAAGATTATCAGGGTCTTGATTCTGGACAACTACTGCTAAAGTTGGGTATGGAAATCTACCTTGCTGATCTAATGCAATCTGACTAGCTTTTTGTGAGTCAAGTAATATTTTAAAGATACTATTTTCCATAATTAAGGTTTATAAAACTTGAGTGGGTTTAAATCCTTACCATTTAAGCGTATTTCTGTGTGCAAGTGCGTTCCAAAACTAAAACCCGTATTACCTTCAATACCAATTAACTGACCTTGGCTAACTTGTTGACCTACTGATACATTTATGGAATGGAGGTGAGCATACCTAGTCATCCAACCACCACCATGATCAATATCAACTACATTTCCATAGCCATTTCTTTGATTTGAGTTAGCCCCAAACCCTGCAAAAACCACAGTACCAGCAGCAGAAGCTATAACATTTGCACCTGGACCAGTACCTCCAACTGAACTTATATCAATACCTTTATGATTAGGTCTTCTTGGGTTTTCTGAACGGTGTCTACTTGTAACAATACCTACAGTCATCGGTCTAATAAACTTAGGAGCATTAGGGTTAAATGTGGAGGTATTATTAGAAGGGTTATTAGGGGATTTAACCTCAGATATATCAGCAGTAGGTCTTTTATTTTTCATAGGACTATAGCAGGTTACTTTAGTAGTTAATCTTCCTGCACTATAACTATGAGTAAGTGTATCAACTACCCAGAAGCGGTTCAAAGCAATAGATAATCCTTGAGTCTTAAAAGGTGTGTCAGGGTCTAAAGTTAATGCTTCAGGAGTGGTGGGAAATTCAGCATTAGCTACAATACCCTTAATACGTCCTTCATCAGCCTTTCTTTGGGAGTCTATAGCATCTGTACTTCCTGTAGTTATAGGGGCTGGAAGGGGCAAAGGAGAGCCTGTAATCATAGCATCCTGGCTGCTACCTGTACCCACAATATTTTCTTTTCTCTTCTGTTTAACTTGACCTGATATGGGGTCAATTTCAAACTTTCTTTCTCCTGTTGAAGTTCTTAAACCTGGAAAAGCAGACCTAGCCCCTCCACTTGTGTCAGTAGTAGCTTGATGGGAAACCTCAAAGAATACACCTAAGTTATCCCCATACTCAAGGGCAAAGAAAGTATCCTCTTTTATAGGTTCATTATTTATCAGTGGAGAAAATTCGGGACTCTTTCTAGGTTGAATATAAAGAGTTGACCCTCTAGTGTAAACTCTATATCCAATCCTCCTAGCTTCAATTAATAATGCCTCATAATCTGTTTGACCCCTCTGAGGAAAATATTCATATTTAGGACCCTCTTCAGGCATCTCCAACTTCATACCATAGGATGAAGTAATCTTCTGTGCTATCTTTTTCAGGGTGATATTAGTATAAACAGTATTCTTAACTCTTTGAGTTAGCACCCATGAAGCAGCTTGTCCTGTAAATTCTAAAGTGTCAGGTTCAAATAATGAAAACCTTAACCCAGTATGAATAAAGCTATAAGCTGCTATTGTTTCCCCTCCAAATCCTAATTCAACTGTTATCTGAGTGCCAGCTTTACTAACAAATCTAATTGCTTTTTCAGGGTCAGGAGATTTAGATTTACTAACAGAAAGTGAAGCCTTATTTTGGGGAGTTAAATTAGATTGATTAATTGATGCAGCTTGAGATTTAGCTAACCTTGCTTGATCTGTAATATTCTGTTGTTTAGATTTATTTTGATTAGATGAATTTGCATTTGTAGTTTCTGCTTCTATCCACTCAACCTTAACATTAATAATTCCAGGAGGAGCATTATTAGTTAACTCTCTCCAAGCTCCTCTAACCAAGTCTATTTTTCTAGTAGGGTGTTCTCTTAGAGGTCTTATAACTGAACCATTAGAGGCAATAGCAAAAGGTCCACGATCTATAACCTTAACTACTACAGATTTACCATTAGCAAGGTTAGTAACTCTCATCTTGGCATACTTGTATTTAGTATTAACCATAGCTGCATACATACCCTCAAAAGGTATCTTATCCCCATAAGCCCCAGTATCCCCTCCATCATAAACACTACCCCAACCATAAGTAGATGCTTGGGCATTTTCATAGATAACTTTACCTGGAGTAGTATTTACTGTCTCATTATTATCTAAAGGGTTATTGTTTGGAGTATTCTGTGCTGTTTGAGTAGAGGTTTGAGGTGTTTCTAGCCCTTCTAAACCACCTATTAAGTCAGCATAAATAAAATAAGCATCTGTAAATCTTTTATTAGGGTCATATATACTAAAACTACAGTTAGATAAATTTCTACCTTCTCCTAAAGTTACAGATAGGTTCTTTAGCCTCCCATCCCCTGAAGTAAAAATATGCGCTCCCCTACTTCCTAATTTACCAACAGTTACTTTTACAAAAGGGTCTAACAATCTTTGAGAGGGATTGGTATTATTAATATTAAATTTAGACATAAATTAAATTACCCAACTAATTAAATTCCATTCTTGGGTAGAACTGCCTGATATTACTTTATTTAAGGATTCAGCTAGAGGACTTAAATCTAGGTCTTTAAGAAGTCTAGTTTGGTCTACTCCTATTAATTTAGAAATAGTCTTAGCTTCTCTAGTATTCAATATTTCTCTAACTGTTGTTTGTACCTCAGTATTAACTTCTTGGATAATATCAACTCCACTGTTAATTAAATTTTCTGCTTCCTCTTTACTGGGTAAGGTTAGACTTTTTCCTATAGGTAATTCATCAAATATGTTTAATTTATTTATATAGGCAAAACTACGCCACTCTGAGTAATCACTCATAAACTCATGGGCAATATTAGCAAGAGAGTCACCTGGTTTAATTGTAATCTTATTAGTTAGTTTATTCATTGTCTAGACTTAGTTACAGTATTATTATTAGTGTATAATTTACCATCTACATATCTACCAATTATACCCACAACTACATTCTTTGAATCTACCATTACAACTACACCATCTCCATAAGTTATTAACTTATAATTATTAGTTCTAACCAAAGCAGCTACATTATCAGTTAACTTATTAATGTTTGAATTTAACCATGATTTAGCTTTAGAGGAGGCATCTGCTTTTTGCCTATCTGTTAATACCTTATTAGGTAAGTTTCTAGGTACTGTATTAGTTGGCTGATTTGAAGCATCAGGTATTTCTAATAAAGTTAAGTTAACTCTTGCTGAAGCTACTTCACCATTTAACCAAGAGGTTTCCACCCAATCTATATTTGTAATAACAGCAGGACCGAAGGAATCTACACCCCACTTAAAAGTCACTGGAGTAGGAGTATATTTACCCTCAATAGGGTTGGCTACCATCAGACTTTGTAAACCTTGCAGAAGGCTTTTACAAGTTTTATTTCTGTTATAACTTTCTAATAATAAATTGGATAACTGTAAGGTCAATCCAGAAGTATAGAAATATTGTTGAGATGGGGTAGAAGTTAGAGCTGTTACTGACTCAACATATTTAGCTTCCCTAGAAAATGATTTAGATTCTGGGTTAAATAAAAAAGTGTAAACTACTGCGGTAGTTGAATCTATAAGGTAGGCAAAGATATCTGAAGTGCGGGTAGCATTAGTTAGACCATTGACAACATTTTCATTTATCATAATTTATATAAAAAAAATAACCCCACCAATGAGGTAGGGCTGATACTATGAGACAGGAGCATTAATATATCCTTGAGAGTATTTATCAAACTCTTGCTGAATATACTTAACTACATCTTTTGCTATATCTTTAGCATCTTTGGCTTGGGTTACTATAGTAATACCCCCAATATTAATACTAGGTTTACTATTTAAAGAAGATAATAATTTAGATTGTTGCTGCCTATTCAGAATAGCTTCTGAAGAGTTAGCAATTACTATATCTGTACCCGGAGGTGCTTGTCTTTGCTCCCTAGCTACAGCCTCCATAATAGAGGAATTATTAAATCCATTAGCTCCATTCCAAACCTCTCTAGTTCTTCTGATATACTCATCTTCTGTGATTTGCCCATTATCAAATAAGGCTTTTATCTCATCAGCTTTCCTATTCTTTTCAGCTTGCCTAGCCCCTGCTGTACTTTGTCCAGTTATACCTTGTCTTATAGTTTCTAGGGGACCTAAAATAAGGTTTCTGACAGCCGTAACTAAATTCCTAGCCTCTCTTCTTACCCCATCCATATCCCCCTTAATTAAGTTAATAATTAAAGCTACTGGAGATTTAAAGGCTTGTATAATATTACTGAAGTGTCCAGATATCATTGCAGAAATCTGACTCCAGTTGTCTATAATTGCTTTAGCTAAAGCTGCTATCGCTAACCCTGCTGCTGCAACTAAGAGTAATGGTAAACCAGCAGTACCAGCTACAAAGGTAGCTAATAAACCAGAAGCTAAAGTAGTAATAGCAGGTACTACCCCAACCTGAATTAGAATACCTGCTGCTAAAGTGGCATAGACTCCAGAATCAAGGTTAGCTAAAAATGAACCTACACCTCTAAAGAAATTACCTATAGCAGATAAAGTTATCTCTCCAATGAAACTATAATCTAAGCCCTGTAAAAAACTAAAAGCATTATTAACTAAATTAGCAAGTCCAGTACCTATTAATTCAGGTATACTATCCAATGAACTTAAATTCTTTAAATTATCACTGAACTTTTTAATATTAGCAGTGAATGTAATTATACCTTCTCTCAGAGTTACCATTGGGTCGCCAAAAGAAATACCCAATTCACTTAGAGACTTAGCTAATACTGAGAATAAACCATCATCCCCTATTAGAGCATCTAGTCCATCATTAATAGCGGTTAATACAGACTGCTCACCTTTAGTTTTTGTATCTAAATCCCTCATCAAACCAAACATACCTGAACTAGCATCAAATAAGTTTGATTTGAGTCCTTCAATTAATCCCCCAACTGAACCAGAAGCGGCTCTAATAGTATCTGGAGTGACTAACTGAGACTGAACTGCTTTTAGGATTTCTGTTCTTTCTTTAACTGTTAAATCTTGTAATTTCTTACCTGACTCAGCTAATCTTTTCTCCACTAATGACAGGAAAGCAGGGTTAGCTTCAGCAAATAATAACTGCTTTAATTCTGAGATAGAAGAACCACCAAGAAACTTAGCAGTGAACTTTGAAACATCCTTAGCTGCTACATTGGAAGCTGCCCCTAAGACCCCTAACCCTTTAGTAATATCAGTTATACCTTCTAGGAAAGCACCTTCATTAAAAGCCCCATTAGCATCTGTAAAAGCAGGAATTAAATTATCTGAGATGCCTAACGCAATGTCTTTGTAAGCTTGAGTTGAGCCTGGTAATTTAGCAGCAGCTTCAGCTAAATTGTTATTTAACTTTTGAACTAACTCTCCTGAATCTGCAAAACTTTTACCAGTTAAAGCAGCAAAAGTAGAGGTAGCAGTTATATTATTTAACTGTAACTGAGTTGACTCTTTAAATTTATCATTTAATGCTGAGAAAGCAGAACTAACTCCATTAGTAATCACATTGGCTAATAAGTTAGCTTTTAGTGCTGCTCCCTCAATACCTTTCTGTAACCCAGATATTACTTTAGATGCCTCATCCCTGGCAGAAATAGTAACCGTAACCAGATTATTATTAGCCACTAAAATCCCCCTCTGAACATCCCCATTGATCTAACTTGCTGGGTGTGTTTTCTTGCTGATAATTTATATAAGTATATATATGATATAAACACTCTGTTATTTCCATATCTAACAAAAGGAAGTAGGAAGGAGATAAACTCCCTCCTGTAGCAGAGAGTAGTGCTTTAGTTAATTGTTGGTAGCTCCAATAACCTTGGTTTTGAATATTAAATAGTAGCTGCCTTTGCTGATTTTCTTGCAAGATACTCAAGTTTATCTCGAAAAAAGCCAAGGCAACTCACCACCCTTTCTATATCTTCAAGTTCTAGGGAGTCTACTAAATCATAAAAACTTATAGAGGTTTTCTTTCCAAATTTAGTTATACAAACAGAAGCTAACTTCAACATAACAAAACTGTCAGTTAAATACTCCTGTTCAGCTTGCTTGGCAAAACTTTCTAACAATAAGAATTGTTTAGCTTTAGGAGACTTCATAACAACAGGAGTACCATCAGTCAACTCAAAGCTAACTGTCTGATTATCAGGGTCATAATTAGCAGTAAATAATGAGGTATCTTCATTCTCTGATTGAGAATTTAATTCTAATTCAGGAGAGTTATTTACTTCTATATTACTGTCTACTTCCTTCACTACTCTTCTAGCCATAATTATTTAACCTTATTTATAAATTCCCTTATTTATACTCTGCTGATTCTAAAGAGAATTCAATTGTAATCATTACAGTTCTTGTACCATCACTGGTATCAATACCTTCCCCAATGCTGACATTCTCAATTCTGCAACCAGTTAAATCCCAGGCTTTAGAACCTCTAAATTCATTAACCCCTACAGAGTTACAAAGTCTCTTAATAGGGCGTAATCTAAAGGAAAATGAATCACCACACTCATGTTGTTTAATAAAATCAATAACTGCCTGATCTTTCTCAGGGTCATAAGGTTTACCAATGGTGACATTTTGGTATTCCTTCAGTCCACCTTCTGTAGTTCTAACTACATTAGAAAGACCATCACTAAACTTAGAACTCTTGCGACCATATCTAATGCCACTAAATTCAGTCCAGTAAGTAGGAGTACCTCCATTACCTAACCCTTCAATAGTTAGTAAAAAATCAGCGTTATTAATTGGGTTAATGTTGTCAAGTCTCATAATTTATATTTCTTAACTCAGTGATTATTAAATAGGTTGAAATTCAGTTTGATTAGGGTTCAGAGGTAAACTACCAATAGAAACTCTAATAGTATTAATTAGAAGTTTCTCCATAGCTGGAACTGGAACTGCATAGACTTCTAAAACTACATTTCCTCTCTCTAACTCTGCTGGTAAGTTATTTTCAAAATCACACTTAACTTCAAATGCTTCTACTTCAGTAGCCCCAAATAAAGCCTTACCTCTCCATAAGCGAGAACATACAGAACTAGCTGTTTGAGAGATTGAATTTAACAAAACCCCATTACCATCAATTGCAGAGAATAGTTCATTATCAAAACCTCTTCTCAGAGTTCCATTGAGAACATTCATAATTACTCTGGTATGTAGGAAAGTGTAGAACTCATTATTAGAGCGAGTTCTCATTGCCCAAACTACAACACCTTTATTTCTTAGATTTCTAACTGCATTAATACCAAAAGGATTTAGAGTATCTTGAACTTGGGTAATGACTCTAGTAACTACATCCTTAACTCCTAACATTGGAAACTTACTTCCAGCAGGAGGTTGATGGAAACCTTCTTCTTTGAAACGTCTTGTAGCAAGACCAGCAACCCCAGCAGAAGCAGGTACAATACCATCTTCTAAATCTTTTACATAAGGGTAATAAAAACTGGTGTGACCTTGAGGAGAAGTATAAAGTAAACCTTCTGATTTAGCCTCAGCAGGAGTTAAATCATTACCAGCATCTACTAAAGCTACCCAGTCAAACAAATCACTGCTGGCTAGAGCTTCCATTGCAGAACCAACAGATAATCTATCACTTTGGATAGTTAATAGTTGGAAAGCTTCAGGAGCAATTAGGAAACCTTGTTCCCAATCATCTTCATAATCAAAACTATTCTCAATTGCGTATACATAATCTACAGAGGTAGGTACTGTAGGAGTAGCAAGAGTGCTAGTGAGATTATTACCTTCTACTATAGTTAAAGTTCCAACTAAAGGGTCATCATTTCTAATGATTAACCCATCATTTGTAGCCCCAACCTGAGCAGTAACTTGATTAGCTACAGCAGAGGTGTTCACAGCAGATATTAACCCAGAAACCACATCAGCTATAGTATCAGTAGCGGTTGAGGTATAAGTAACTAAAGTACCATTAATATCTAACTCATAATCACCTACAATTAAGGTGTCTACTGTAACGTTATATCTAATAGCAATAGGAGTTCTTACAAAGTAAAGAATACCTCTCTTGTCATTTCTGAAAAATAACTTCACAGATGCTTCTGAAGGACTAGCCCCAAATACATTAGTAAAGTCTGCCAAGCTGGTTACTTGAGTAGGTTTTAAATAATCCCCTGCTGCTGAAGAACCAATCATATAAACTGCTTGATGAGAAGCAATTTCTAATGATCTGTAGCCTTGTGTGGTTTCAACTACTCTTACTTGAGGGGATTGAATATTAGCAAAAATATTAGTTGTCATATTAATTGATTAAAATAACAGAATCTTCTATATAAGTGGAATTATCACTTCTATTAAATTTAGATTTAGCTCTATTTACCCTAATCTGTAACTCCTGTAGAGTTGGAGGATTACTAGGGTCAAAATAATCAGGGGGCTGTATATCAGAAATATCAGGTAAATCAGTGGTAATGAACACTGCATCAAAGGAAAAATTAAGCTGAATTAACCAATTATCCTCAGCAGTACCTACCCTACCAATAGTTATAGAGTCTTCTTCTATTACTGGATTAAAAGATTTAATCTCACAGTCAGGTATCTGCAACACTGAGTAAATTTGAATAAGGCTTAATATACCTTCTAATGCCTTTAGGGGTAGGGCATTTAATGGAATATCTCCAGGGAAAATATAAGTTAATCTGTAAGGGAATCTAGCTGAAGTTTCTACAGAATTTCTAGATGCTCCCTTAGTATGAATTAGGTTCATCACTGGTAATTCTATTGCAGTGTTAGCTGGATACCCTTGAGAACCCACCTGAAAATAAAGAACATCAGGCTCATCTAAATCCCACTCATAAATAGCTATCCTAGTAGTTAAGAACTCTCTAATCCTTTGCCTAACAATTTGAATATTCATGAGGCTCTCCTTATATCCCTCTCCCTACTTAAAACCAACCTCCAGACAGTTGGTTCATTCTCTGATAGAAATATCAATTTATAAAAATAAGACCCTGCTAATTCCTTTTTAACTGGGTTAGAATAAATAATCTGATTACTACTACCTAAAGGAGGGTCTAAAACAAAAGTAGACTTAATATTACTATCAGTTAAAAATAGAGATTTAGGATAAACTCTAGGTATCTCAACCTCTAAGTCATTAATGGAGATAAATATTGAATCTGCTCCTTGAATTGCTACCTGTAAATTAGTAAATTTAGGAGATACATTAGTAATATAAGGTTGAGGTAGAATTAAAGTATCATTGATAGTTGTAGTTCTACTTATAGAGTCATTTATTGTCTGTCTTACTAATAAATGGCGACGCTGGGGATTACCTAACTTAACCTCTAAATCAGCCAGTTTGTTTTCTATCTGTGCTAGTTTATTAAAGAGGCTCATTTTAATTTATTTGTTGCTTGTTTTACATTTTCAACTAACTTCCTCTCTACTTGAGGAATTGTCTTAGCAACCATTCTTACTCTTTTCTCTACATAAGGAGCATAATAGACAGAGTTACTAACATTAATAGATGACCTATTAGGAGTAACTGTCCATCCAGACTTTAATTTACCAGTCCTAACTGGACTCTCAGTTTTAAGTTTACCTTGAGTCCAGTCTGCTGTTTCCTTGATGGCTTCTTGAATAATCTTTTTAGGAGTAATACTCTTGTTAAATAGAGGTCCAGAGGCTTTAATATGAGTATTAAGCATAACTCACCAATAACTTATAGTGTTTGATTTCTTAGGTGCATATTTGTTATATTTCACCTCAATTGAAACTAGGTGAGTTAGTTCTTTCAATAACCTTGTACCCTCTATTTTCAGATGATTCACATGAGCAGAATAAGATAGTTTAGACCCCCTAGATTCAGTAACAAAACTTGTTGATAGGGCATCTTTTAAGAGTAGGTCAATATTATCTAATTCAATTAAAATCTCTAAGGCTCTATCAACTACTGTTTGTGTAAATTCTGAAGTTAGTTGATTACGGACTACATCAGAGAAGACTGAATGACCAGTGATCCTTTCAATCTTCTCCACATCTTCAATTGTGAATTGTGCCATCTTATTAGGCTAGTAAATATTACTGTGTAAGTGCACCAAGAGCAGCAACACCTTTAGCTCTGTTATGTACCTTCAGTTGAGGTTTGGTGTAAATAACATAGTTTTCTGCATCAGGGTTTGCAGAAGGTAACTTCTCAATAGCAAACTGCATATTTTGTTGAGCAGAAGTGTTATTTTGACCAAAAGTAAACAAGGTTACTTGAGGTTCATTAACAAAGTATAAAGTGTTATTGGGGCAGTAAGGGTCTTGAATGATAGGACGACCTGCATAAGCTAGACCTGAATAACCCAAATCAGCTTGACCCGCAGGTAAAGTGTTAGTAATTCCTAAATTAGCAGAAAATACCTCTTTATAACGTGCTACAATTTCAGGAGTTGTGTATACAGCCGTAAAAGCAGCACCCTTACGTGCCATAGCTGCCTCTAGGTCAACTAACAGCTTCAAGGTTAAAGGTCTATTAGTACCATTAGTTTGCAACACAGCAGACCAATTAGGATAAGTAGCAGGGTCAATATCAGCATACACACCAGTAGCAACCACATTACCTAAACCAACTACACCACCATGAGCAGCAATACCAGTACCAGTATAAATATGACCACTTAAGGATTCCATGATGGCTCTAGCACCACTTTGAATCTCATAACCAAAAAGATCACGCAATGCACCTCTACCAGCAGTAGCAGCTTCAGCAATGTCTTCTTTTTGAAGTTGGAAACTATGGCGTAATCTATTTGCACCAATAGCTAACTGCGCTCCAACAACTGAATCTTCACTATAAGTAGAAACATTAGCTGTAGTAGCCTCACCAGTTACACCAGCACCACCAGTATTTACATTCCATTTAATTTGTTTTTGAGAGATAACTCTCTTCTGCAAGCGGCTTAACATTGGATATTCACCCAAAGGTAAAGAGGCAATTTCCTCATCTACAAGCAATTGCAGAGATTTAATAGGATCAACAATAACTGTCATAAATTCTTATTTTGATGTTTAATTATTGAAT